TGTCTGTGTAGTTGGGTGTTCTGACGCCTCGGTTGTTGGTGTAGCTGGCCACGCGAACCGTCACCGAGTTGGCCAGCAGGCAAGCACTGGGAGTTCTCACAGTCTGAGCCTCCGGTATGGTGCCAGCAGACCCATAACTACCTTGGAGAACGCGAACGTCTGAAACGCGGTGTTCACCACGTAGCTATAGTCACCGATGCTCTCGCTGCTCAATCGTGGGTCGAGTGCCAGTTGGCGGAGCATGTCTTGCACGGTCAACGCTGCCGCCTGCTGGATGTCCTCGGGCAGTGTCTGCAATCCAGCCTGGTACACCACTCGCACCCCTTGCAGTTGGCCGCGTAACGTCTGGTCGCCGTAGTCGCTTGTGAGCGGTGGTCCCCACCGGGTAGACCGCCAGGGGTTGGTCTGGAGTGCGTTGTATTGCTGGAGGGTCAGAACACCCGCCCGCTCATCTAATTCAAACGGAAGGTCGGTTGTGTGAATCTTGAGTTCGGCCATGCTGCTGGTGAGGGCTGGCATATAGCCTTGCACCGCTCGCAGGTCTGCCACTGGCCAGAGTGCGTACGTTGCATCTGCCGACGCTGACCAGCCGTTACCAACGGCGTTGATCGCTGTTGCCAGTGCGGCCACCGTCTGGCCTGCTGAAAACGTCAGCGTGTTGGTTGTGGTCGTTCCGCTGGCGACTCGTTGAAGGTTGAGGCCGGTAACCGTCAACCCAAGGTCCACATCGCCGGTCGTGGCGAGTGCCACTTGAGCCCGTTGGTTGGTGGTGCTGTTTGTGTTCTGCACCGTCAGCACCGTAGCGGGTGCCGATGCCACTCGTGAAATCGAGTCTACCGGGAATTCACGCAGCAGAATTTGACCGTCAAGCTCGACCGTATAGAGTTCGTCATACGTTGCGTAGCTAAACTGCCGCGAACACCAACGACGGATCGCCCGCGAGGCTGCCGACGTGACCAGCGGCAGCACCGTACTCTGTGCTGACGTGAGGGTAAAACCTCCGGCAGAGAGCAGGTTTGCTAGTGTCGTCTGGTCAATCAGATCGGCCATGCGCCAAGCCCCGTTTACGTTGGTAGGTGTATTGGTGGGGTGTTACCCCTGGCAACCGTAGCGAGCATGCCACCCCGTCACGCTCACCCTGGATTGCCAGGGGTAGACGATCGCAACCGATCAGACGACGGTGGTAGATGCCACGGCCGCGATGTTGTTGGCGCTGTTGGGCTGGTACCGAGCAGGCGCGCCCAGAACAACCACGTCAACCAGGTTGGTGCCGACGCCGGTGAGGCTGAGCTTGACGTACTGGTAGCCGCTGCCCAGCAACGATTCAACAGACTCGCTCTTGAGTTCGAGTAAGGCGATCTTGCTCGATGCGGTGATCTGGGTAATCGCCGCCCCGGTCACGTCGGTATACGTGCCGCCGCTGGTTGTCGCGGCTGTCCACTTGGCGTCAACGCTGGTGCCAATGGTGCCCACCTTGATGATGGCCAACAAACGACGGGAAATGTTTGTTTGGATTGGCCCTACGGTGGTAGTGCCAGCCGTGAAGGACTGCGGGTCCAGTTTGCCGAGAACGGCACAGACCTCGCTCAAATTCTGATTGTAATTCATTCGTACCTTTCTGATATATGTTGGTGTATGCATGCGTTCCGCGAACGAACCAGAGGCGGCACAGGTCACCGCCCCTGGCGATCGTTGGCAGTGACGGTTAGTTGAGCACCACGAACGCCGACAACGTCGAGCTGTTGTCTTGCAGCGTCACGTACTTTTTCAGCCATGGCTGGCCGTCGTTGCGGATCTTGGCACGGATGGCAAGTGCATCGGTGTCGAATTTGAAGTGTTCGCTAAGCCCGATTTCCAGACCCGAGCGGCGACCCAGCAGGTAAGCGCTAGGATCGGCCAGGATCAGGTCACCAGCCGTACCAACGGTGGGCACCTTTTCGGTGACCATCACGGGATAGGCCAACAACCGATAGATCAGCGAACCCTGCAACGTGCCTTCCGGACCAGCCGTTGGATATGGAAGCATGATGAACCGACCACTGGGGTCTTGAATGGTCATCAGGGTATCCAGCGTGTACGGGTGGATGATCCACCGCAGGCTGGGGGACTTCATAGACTGCGGGAGCAGCCGCTTGTACATGGACATGATGTCCTGGTACTTGATCGTGCTGGACGTGTTGCGGGTCACGCTCAAGGTGCAGGGAGCGCCGATGATGCCCTGGAATTCACCAGAGCCGGTACCCTGCAAACATTCGTAATCCTCTTTCCAGCCGATGGCACCACCGATCAGATCGGTGACCAGGCCGTCGATGTTCTGCGTGGTGTCCATCACCAGGTCACGGCTAATTTCCGTGTACGCGGTGAGGTCGATTGCGTTTAGCTGGATCTTCGAGAACGCAGGCTGAGAAGAGGTACGCTGATCAGCTTCGCGTTTACGGTAGACTTTTACGCCACCGAAAAACGTGCTTTGGCCAGACACACCGGCAATTGTCTGGTCCAACGCGGTCCACTCAACGGTGCGAGCACCGAGAGTCACCACGCGAGCTGCGGGAGCAAGCACGCCTTGTTCAGCGGCAACCCGGAAAAACTCCTGCTCGTAAATCACTGGGGTGGTAAAACCGCCAGCCGAGCCGGTGCCCTCGTTGAGCGCACGAGTCGAGCCGTATCCGCCTTCACGCCAGGGGGTCTGGAGTCGCTTGAAACAAGCGGCTTTCGCGTCTGGTTCCTGTTCGCCAATCGCACGAACCACCGTGCGGAGGAAGTCGCCAGCCGATCGGGTGTCGGTGTTGTCAGGGTCGAACGTGCCGTACTCGGCAAACGTTGGGCGCTTGGCCTTGGCCACTTCGTCGGCAGCAGAGCGAACACTCTCGGCAACGTCACGAGTGAAGCCGCTGAGGGTGTTACGCAGGTGCTCGACGGAGCGCTGCAAGATGATCTTGTCAGGGCCGTCGCCAGCGTCTTTGGCCAGTCCGGCGTCGATGTACGAACGGGCGACGTTCTCGGCAACGTCGATAAATTCTCCAGGCTTTTTGTCTGCTACCTGGGAAGTTAATTCAATCCACGGCATAGATCGGTACCTCTGGATAAATCCATTAGTGCCGACGTTGCAGGTCTCCAGGCTCTCGGTCCCTGCATCCCTCGAAGGGTGCTCCAGGTGATCGCCCTGACTACTTCGGTCGTTGTCGCCACGTTGGCGACGATCGGAAATCAGACCCGGCCACGCGCCAGGTCAATCAAATCGGCTGCTACTTGCTTGGGCTCGCCCAATTGGCGGGTGAGCTCGGCAAACACAGCCTGTTGAACTTGGCCGAACGTCCGGCCAACCAACGGGGGGAGGGTGATTTGTGGTGTAGGTGTAGCGGTTGGCGTTGGTATCTCGGCTCGTACGTTGGCGGGTTCGGCTGGCCACCATGGCAACGACAGGCCCGCCGATCGTGCATCACCAACGGCGTCAGGATTGCCAGGTACAGTGACGCAGGAGTATTCCACCAAATCCCACTTGCGATACATCACCAGGCATGTCGCAAGGTCAGGCCGTTTTTTGATCTCGGCTGGCGTTGGTGGGCTGGCCTCCATCGGGTTGAATCGCACGCTCCAAGCGTTGAGATACCCGAGCTCGTACATCCTGAAAACTTTGTCGGCGTATTCATCCACCCCTTCGGGCAAGAACTGCGTCTTGGCAATCAGCTTGCCCTTCTGGGCTTTGATCCACAGGTTGCGGCCAATCGGCAAGCTGGTACAGCCATCGCCCATGCTTTCGCCAGATCCATGGTTCAGCAGGACCACGGGGTTCTTGCGGTAGTTTTCAAGCATCGCCCCGGCAGGATCAACTACCGTGCGATAGCGGTCGATGGCATCGGTGTTGATCGTGGCGACAACGGTGCGGGCTTGGCTGTCTACCTGCGTGGATTCGGCGGGATAAGCTCTCAGTTCTTGCGTCATTTATTGGCCCCTTGATAGTCGGGCTGGTAGGCTTTGCCGCCCTCTTCGTAGTCGGTGGTATCGGGCTGGTTGGCGGTGGTGCCGTATGTGTGGTGTTCAGGCCCGCCATAATCGGGCAGCAGTACAGCCGTCATCGAGCATGTGCAGTGTGGATGTGCGGGCGGGGTGCGAATGCGTGAGTACGTTGGGTTGTTGCCGACAACAGCGAAGTCTTGGCCGAGTCGTACGCTCTTGACCTCGTTCGCAATGTAGTGGCAGAGCGGGCAAGCACCTGAACTGACCAGCCATTCCCACCCCGCCACTACACCGCTTTGTTGTGCTGCTGTCTCTTCGGCGCTGTGTCTCGCTCGGCTGTTTTCGGTCACTGCAATTCGTCGAGCTCGCCAGGTTTCAGCCTGGTCAAATATTTTTTGCACTCGCTTGGTGAGTTCGCGTGGTCCCTCGCCTTTCTCGACGATGCCAGCGATTAGCTCTTGCTTGAGCTGTTCCAACGCCACGGCGAGAAAACGTGAGGTCGTCGCGTTGGTTTCGTCACAAAACGCAAACGCTGCATCATGAATCTTTTGTCGTGTGTGCGGGTTTGATACTCGCCATTCGTTGGGGTCGAAGTCGATCGTGGCGAAAAAGTTTTGTCCGGCCTTGTCCCAGATACCCGACAGGATCGGCGTGATCGCCTGCGTCATGTCGCGGGTAAACCCGTTGACGTTGGGAATGAGCTCGGGCACGTCGCCCAGGTCGCCGGGTAGCAGATCGCGGAATCCTCGCTCGCCACGCAGCCGGTCCAGCACGTACGATTCCTGCCGACGAAACCAGCGGATCAACTCATCGCGGATCGGCTTGCCGTCACCGAGTCCGTAGGTGTCATGAGCCCCTTCGGTATCCTGGCTCTGGCCGTGGCCTCGCAACGTGCGAAACGATAACGCGAGCGCCAGGAGTGCCGAACGGGTCAGACGCATCATCAGCGACAGATTCCAATAGCCCGGCAAGGTGCCTTGCGTCCGCGCGTGCGATACGCTGCTGGCCTGGCAAACGTGAGCACAGGTGCAGCGGTAGCCTGGTGCGTTGGCGGGTGAACGACCCGGATCTGCTGAGGGCTGGCTACGTTGACTGTGAGCGGTTGTGTTGGCAGTGGGCACGATCCGCCGGGACAGGTGCCGGGTATGGCCAACGTGGCAATCAGGAAACTGGTGAAAATCATGGGGTGATGTCCTCGGGTAGGGGGTCAGGGGTTGGTGGTTCGTCGTCGTTGTTGGTGATTTGCTCATGAGCAGTGTCAATTTGCTCGTGAGCAGACGCGTCGTGCTCATGAGCACTGCGCACATCAGGCGGCGCGATCATCGCCCGCATCTCTCGCAGCAGTGCCAACGTTTCCTGAGCGACAAGACGTTCAGCCTGGTACAGTCGCTCGGCCTTGTCGGCCTTGTCTGCTTCGGTTGATTCTGGCGGCGGCGTTTTGCTCTCGACGGTCTCGGTCGCCTGCTGTGCGGCGTTCTCCGTCAGTTCTTCGGGGTCGTCGTCTGACGTTGGTAGCGGTAGGGGCTCAGGGTCTTTGGCCACGTCCTGCAACCTCACAAACGTGCCAGCCAACAACGGCTCGTCACCGCCCAGTACGTCAGGGTCGCCAGACTCGCGGCGAGCCTCGTTGATCGTGACGGTGCCATTCTTGATGCCCATATCAACCAGCTTGGCCCGGCGTTCGGCGTCTTCCTCAACGGGGTTGTCAAACGCGAAAAACAGGCGAGCATCCACCTCTTGAGCATGTGCCGTCATTGCACCGGCAATCTGCACACAGCGTGGTTCGATCGCGTTGCGTTGGTGCTGATACGCTGCCGCCTCGGCGACCGCACGGTTGCTGTTCTCGGTGTCGAGCAACGCAATTGGTACGTCAAAACAATTGGCCACCGTCAACCGTTGGAACTTGGTGAGTTCCAGCCCGCCCAAGTCGGTTGGCTTGAAGTCGAACGGCACAAACTCATACGCGCCCTGAGTGACCATGACTTGCCCAGAGTTGCCACCCTGGAAGCCTCGGTTCACCTCGATTTGCAGGCGTCGTGTTTCAACGTCGCCGCCCGGCATGTTGGGATCGGTAGGTGTCAGAACACCCGAAGGACGAGCACCGTTCTTGAGCAGGTTTTCCACGGTGGCTGTGTAGTAGTTGCCGAGCCCCACTTGCTCGAAACAGGCTTGCAGTGGTGCGTACCCTGACAGGTAAGGATCACGCAATGAGACGTGCCGAATGCGGATCACGTCCTCGGGTTCCAGCCGAGAACCCATAAACGTATAGTGCGACAAGATCATGCCGCCCGCACCGTTGGCCTTGATCGGGAACACGTACTGAGCGTGCAACGGCCAGAACTCAGACGCCGCAAAATCAATCGCCGGTCGCACAGGAAACAGGTACGCAGACCCCACCACATCCAACGATGTTGCTAAGTAAGTCATCAGCAACGCGCCGTCAAAATACGGGTTCGGCCGTGCGAGTGCCTGTAAGTAGGGGTGTTCGGTGAGTTCCTCGATCTCGGCTTCACCCTGCACCACCTGTTGTACGTGGGACAGCGAGCGGAGGTATTGCTGGCGAGATGTTCGAACAGGTCGAGATATTGCACGCAGGCCACGGCCAGGGCGAGCCTGACCGGGCCGCGTACTGGCATAGAGTCGCAGAGGAACGCGAGCTACGCCTTTAGCGTTGAGGCTCACGCATGCGTACGCTACAGCCTTATAAGCATTGACAAGCTCCGAGGGTGTCGGTGCTCGTTTGCTACGGAAATCATCAAGCCAGAGCGGACCACCGGCACCCCAACCCACGGAGGCGTTAGCCACTGCGTTGGTAGGTGGTGCTGTGCGTACTGTCGCCGTGCGAGTGGTCGCCGTGCGTGCGGTCGTCGTGGTCTTGGCTTTGGCCATGTGTGGCTATTACTTCCCGGCTACAGGCTTCGGAGCTTGTACGGTGGTTTTCAGCAGTTCTTCCACGCGATGCACAGGGACGCTGCAACGCTGCTCTAACTGATTATCGAAACAGTATTCAGGGTTCTCGGCTGAACCGGCCTTACAGTATCCAGCCTGGTAGATCGTGTTACCGCTGGTGTCGTTGCCAATCGGGTACCGAACGACGGTCGCACCTGTGATCGTCTGTAATGCGTCGCATACCTGGGGGTCGTTTTGCGTTAATGCCATAGGATGTCAACTGCTCCACCAACGGTCGTTGTCAAGATCGTGATAAGCCGCGGCACGCTGCCGGGCCTCTTCTGCCTGTCGTGCTTTCGCTTGTTCTTGCGTCTCAGGTGCTGCGCCAAACTTGAACACTTCCAACGCACCGTAACTCAGGTTGTCCACCTGGTCGTCATGTTCCACGGCAGGAAACCCGCATAGCTCTTGTTCAAAATCATCAAGCCAGGGAGCGTTGGCAGGGAACCAGATTTGACCAGCCTCAAGTCGAATCTGTGCGGTCGTTGATCGTGTCAGCTTGTCGGTTTCAGCCTTCAGAGCTCGCACGGTGAGCCCGGCCCGTTGTGCCATTTGCACCATGGCCATCTGTGGGCCGTTGGCTTCGACGCATAAGTAATCAAGTTTGTAACGTTGGAGGATGCGACGCATCGCCGGGATCAAGTCCGGTGCTTCGAGTCGCTCTTTCTGCAGATCGAGCAACACCAGATCACTGTCTTGCGTGACTGCGTACGCTCCCAACGTGGTAAAGTCGGCAGACTTCTTGAGCGAAAACGCGAGATCGACAATGCCGAACCGGCGTGTCGTGGTTGGTTTGACCAGCTTTTCACCGAGCCGCCAGAGGTCTTGTTCTGGCTGCCAGTACCTGAACCACGATCGCCGAAACACACCGTCAGCACGTGCGAGCCAGTTGCCGTTACGGAGTTGTTCGCGTTCAACAGCACCTAGTTCGGACAGCGAGCGTTCGTACTCTGCGCGGTCTAAGTGCGGGTTGTCGTCGAGCTTGGCAGGTATAAACGCGCGTTGTTGTGATTGCTTGCGAAGGAAACGTTGGTAGACCCACTGGTGCCCCATGCCGCCAGGGTTGCTACCTGCCCGCACGCGAACCGGGATCGTTGAGCCCTTAAGGCGACGCGTACGCGAAAACAAGTAGCGGTATTGGTTCTCGGGGAACTGCGTGAGCTCGTCAAACCCCACGAACTGATACTCTGCACCTTGGTACTGGTAGTGGTCGTTGGCAGTCTCAAGGTACCCGAACGTTAGTTTTGCACCACTGGGGAACGTCCATGTTTTGGTGCGTTCGTGCCAGGTTGCGTTGGTACTGCCGAGCCACTGAGCGGCTCGATCCATCAAGGCACCGGGCTTGCTGAGGTCGGCAAATGTCTTACGCAGTAGCAAGGCCGAGTAGCCAGGCACGTCAACGTACCTAAGTGCGGCCATCAGCAGTGCGTCGGACTTGCCACCACCGGCGGCCCCACCGTACAGGACTTCAAGCAATCCGAGCTCATCCGTCAGTAAGAACGCGACCTGGTGCGGTGTCGGTTGGTGTGGGCAATACGGGATTGTCAGCACGAGCGAGACCCAGTTTTTTCAGGATTTCGCCACCCTGCTGGAGGCTTTCGGGGCTCACGTTGGTGTTGTGCGTTAATTCGTTTTTGCTCTCAACGCGTTCAGTGGGGCGACCGAGCACACGGTCGATCAGATAGATGTTGGCCTGTCGATCTGGCGGTGTCGTGTAGATCCGGCCTCGGTCGTCTTCAACAAACACACCGTCAGCGAGGCGGTCTAAGTTACCTTTGTATTTCTCAAGGTCTGCCAGGATCAACGCGTAAAAATCGGCGGCAATCTCAGGTCTTTGGCGTTTCCTGAGCTGGCCAGTCTCAGGCGGGTGATTTGGTGTTGGGCCATCAGTACCAGGCATTGGTTTTCCAGTCGTATGCGTATCTTGGCCCTGTGATCAGTGCGTTGCGATCGTGTTCAATGGATGGTGATTTGTTGATCTCGTACAGGATCATGGCACACGTTGCGTGCATCGGTTTGAGTCGATCACACCCAGAACCAGGTAACCGAAAATAGGCTTTTGTTGGTCCCTTGAGAGGCTTGCCGCACAACCAGCACACGCCATACGAGGGCTCAGGCGTTGGCGGCGGAGCGGCGGCAGTGGGCATGTGGATTCATGCTTTCGGTACCGGCTGAACTTCGGTGCTAGACGCTGGACGCAAACAGGCGGGTTGTCCGTTACCGTTGGGATCGAGTGGGCAGTACCCAATGCTGGCCAGCTTGCGCAGATTCTCGGCTTCAAGTTCAAGTTGCGTTATACGTGCTGATAGGTCGTCGTGTCGCAGCTTGTCGGTTTGCAGTGCGATCCACTGGCGGCCGAGCTCCTGCACGGCCCGCACGATCAGCGTAGCGAGCACGATCACTGAGCCCGCAACACCCAACGTGCCGGGCGGCGCTTGAGCGAACAGGCCACCGAGAGACGCCAGGGCGATACCTGCACCAGCGAGAACGTTGTTACTGTGATCGTTCATGGTTTGCCTCTCGACGTTGGCGCGTTGGCATTGGCGTGTGTCGCTGACCTGGCGGCAACGTAGGATCGCAGCCGTTGCGTGTAGTCGGTGGCTTTGTTGAGGTCGCTTGCAGATTGACCTTTGCGGTCGTAGCGGATCAAGTATTTGAGAGCGTTGCCACGTAAGAACCCCTCGAACTGTTCCGGGGTCAATGTGGCCTCGATGAATTCAAGCGATTGTCGCCCATTGTTGAGTTGGTAGTGTGGCGGATAGTGCTCGCCAGCCTCGGCCGTGATCACCTCCTCTCTCGTCGCGGCAGATCCTGCCAGCGCGGACTCAAAGGTCAGCAAGCCTTTATCGACTTGCTGGGCACAATCGGCACATACGGTTTTGCGATCTCGTCGCCACACTTCAGTCGTTATTCCGCAGCTTTCGCAGATGCTATGATTCATATCAATACCACCGGCGGCTCTGTGCCTGGCTGTACTGTGCTGGCCTCAACAAAGTACGCTTCCCGGCCGTTTTGCGTTTCCCAGTGAGCCCGCGTGAGCCAGCAGTACCCGCCCACACCCCACTTGGTTGACCATGAATTTTGCATTTTAATTTGCCAGTCACCGTTGGCGGTTCGCCTCATGCCCCAGCCAACAGCAACAGCGTGATTTCCCAGACCAGGGTTCACCGGCGGTACCCCGTTGGCGTCCACGTCGGACCAGTTGCGACCGGCCGTTACGCTGATATTGCAAGGTCTGCGCAGTTGCACAGCGTTACAGATATCGTCCCAGCTTTCGAGCTTGCCACCGAGAGCGATCTTGTGATTCTGGGCGTCGGCTTTGGCTTGCGTGCTGAGTCGATTGGGGTTGATCGTGCCGTGTGGCACGTAGGTGTCGAGGCACGTTCCAGTGCCCTGCATGAGCACCAGGGCGTCGCCAATGTTGGAGCCACGGTCCCAACCGCCGCACAGTTTCGCGTACACAAACCAGGCGCTCAGCTCGATTGCGCTTGCAGTGCCAATCCCGATCCAGCGGCAGAGCTCCAACGTAGACGCGGCTGCGTGGCCGTTGCAGGCACCGTAGCTGCCCTGGTCTTTGACCACCGTTGGTACGCCTGAGAACTCGAACTCCTGCCACGCATCCTGGGGTAGTTGCGGCAGGGCGCTCATCAACGTTGGCTGTGCGTCGGTCGGTGGCACCCAGCCGAGAACTCGCGGGATGCCGTTGATTTCGATTTGTGGGAGGTGGTCCAGTGTGCCAATGCTCACGGCTTGTACCTCCGCACAGCGACCGTAACAGCGGCAACGTCAGCCACCTTGCCAGCTTCGAGAACCTTGCCAGCTTGATCCTGAATGATCAGCAACGGCAGCCCGTATTTGCTGATGTACGGATCGAGTTTCACACCGAGTAGCGCTGGGTCGTCATGCGTGTACGTGCGTAGCTCGATCTCACCGGGCTTGGCCAGCCCTCGCACCTGGTCGTGCGTGCGGAGGTTGGCTTGCGTTGCGTCGTTGGCTTGGACGATCAGCGAAACCCAGAGCTTACCCTGTACTGGCGTTGGTACTGGATCAGGCGCGGGCGGCGCTGGGGGCGTTGGGGGCGTTGGGCTTAACCCTGCCAACGGGGTCGTGAGCAACGTCACAGCCTGACCATCTAGCACGACCACAACCGGCCGAGCAGGGCCGGAGGCGATCACGATAGGGGCGGGCGGTGTGGCAGTTGTGGTTGGCGTCTGAGTCTGCAAAACAAAACCCAAACAAAAAGCGGTGAGCATGTTATCCGTTCAGTCCTACCACTCGACACCAGTGGATTTTGCAGCCTGGATACTGTGTCTCAATAACCGAAAACACATCATCGAGAGTCGCGGCAGGCACGGTTAACAGATAGGTCTGATCTCGCCACTGAAACTCGATGCGGTAAATATGCAGGCTTGCCGAGATCGTAACAGTGACGGCCGGTGGCGGTGGTACGTTGAGCATGGTTCGTTGGGTGTCGTGAGTGCGTTGGTAGTGTGGTAAGTTGTGGCTACGTTTTGTCGCGTGCTGCGTTACTGTGCGGCCGGTGGTGCGATTGCGTTGAGCCGGTCAAGTGACTGCTGAAGTGCGGCGGCGTCCTCCTGGGACGTGGCAAGCTGAGCCTGTAGCTCAGTCACGTGTGCTTGGAGATCGGCAATCGCCTTGCTGTCAGCGGCCTGTTTGGCCTCGATGCGGGTGACAGCCTGAAGTAGAGCCTGAAATTGTGGAGACATGGAATCCTCGTGTGTCTGTGACGTGAGATAGCCCAGCGCCACCAGGGCGGCCAGGCACAGGAACAACGCGACCACCGCCAACGTGTGAAGGCTCACAGCAGGATCGGGATGATGATTTCAGCCGCCTTGAGCAGCCAACCCGCCAGCTTGAGCGCCATGGCCGGTGTGATCGGGCACAGGACCGCCATCTTGGCACCGTCACTGTCACCCTCGGGTGTCGTCAATTGTTCAAGGAGTGCGTAGCCTTGTTCGTCGGTGAGGCCGTTGGCGTCAATCACCGAGCCAACGATGATTTTTTCGTTCTCAAGGGTGACGTGAAATGCCCAACCCAGCAGGTCGTACCCTGTGTGGGCCAGTGTGAGTCGTCCGGCTGGCGTATTGGCGGCGCCGTCCTTGACGGCGGCGAACGCCTCGAAAATCGCTGACGTTGGAAACTGCGTTGGGAACGGCACGTGTGGTACGGCGCTCATGGAGTGAGTCTCGTTCGTGATCGTTGGTGATCGTTGGTAGGGTGGTTGAGCGGTTGCGCGGTTGAACGGTTGCGTGCGATCGCTCAAATAAAAATGCCGTGGATGGTGCCTGGTGTCGTACAGGTGCCCGGTCAATCGGCTCTCACGGCGTACCTATCGGGCGGGAGCAACAAGGATGCTTGCTCAGTGGCTCAGTGGCCCAGTGGCCAGTGTGGCTCAGTGTGGCTCAGTGTTTCATCGAGGCTAAACGCCGGATCGTGGCGGCCTCGGGCGTGTCCAGTGTCTCGATTGCTCGCACGGCACGGTGGACAGTCATGCGGCTACATCCGTGTAGCTTGGCTACTATGTGTCCAGGGTGGTTACGGATCAAATAATCTTTTGCCACTTCGATTGGATCAATTTTCGCTTTGGGGCCACGCTTTATCATGTTACTATGTTCCTTTTACTGTAACATGATAATATCATAAACCTATACGACACAACAAAATAATTTTTCTGAATGTGTAACATAATTACGGAGTGGGCAACATGCTACGCACCTTGATCGAGTCCGAGTGGGTGGTAATCTCAGAACTGTTGGCCGGTCCCGGTGGTTTACCCGGTCGTCCCGGCCCTGCGTGGTCACCTCGGCGGCGTCTCACGTTGGTAAGCTCAGAGTCCACCGTTGCCGCCCTGGTCGCCGCCGGGTGGCTCGATACCTGGGACGAGCTTGAAAGCCTCACGCTGTCACCGCTGGCGGCTGAGACGTTGGGTGTGCGTCTCGAATGCGGCGAGGACGAGGCCGAGCCGTATTGGGTCGAGGCGTCGCGGCCGGAGCGATCGCCCAAGTTGGCACGTTGGATGACTAGCTTGGGTAGTTTGGATCACCTGCCAGACCCTCGCAAGCCGCGCGGCGAGGAGGTAGATCCAGACCCGGACCAACAAAAAAAGCCCCCCGGTTTGGCCGGAGGGCTTGGAAAGATCAGAGAATTTCTGGGAGGGAAGAGGCGGTCGCGGGCGGGTTAAGGTTTGGGGCTGCCCCACACGTACACCGTGCCATCAACCGACACGTAATACCACACGTACGCCCCTGGTACGCTCGCCCCTTGCCTCTCGGCAATTTGCTCGGCGATTGGATCGGCTATCATCGGTTCAGGTTTTTGCTGATCACTCTGACTTATTGTGCTTGATCCTTTGCCACTAACCACCGTATCGCTCCGGTTAGACTCGGCCAGGGTCCATGGTAAATCTGCTCTCGTTGGGCGATCGCTGTAAGGCGGTCGCGTAGGTCTGGCGGTAGTGCGATCTGATGGCCAGTAGTCCGCCCCTCGGGTTTCGGGGGGCGGCCACGCTTGCGGGTTGATGGGGTGTCGCTCATTCTGCGTCCACCGTTTCGCGTGCCCGTGCATAGTCGGCATGACGCACAAAAAACGCTCGGTACCAGCTTTCTCCATCGTGTTTGTCAAACTCACACAATTCGTATTTGATGCCCGCGTTGTCGAGCTTGTCTTCCCATCCGTCTGTATCCTCATGGTCCATGCAACTCCATCGACCACCACCCGCCTCACCTAGCGATTCCCAACCGGGTTTGGATTCGGGAAATCCCTCAAGGTTGTTATCGTCCTGAATTTCCACCGTCCAACCCTGTCTGAGTTCGTTGGAAATTTGGGTAGCCACCCAGAATGCAAACTGACCAGACTGCATTGCGTAGTGATTGCGTTCCGCGTACGTGCATTGAATTACCTCGTAATCATCGGACGTGGGCGTCTCGGCCAACTGGGCCGGATTCACCGGATGTCCTGCCCGGCTTCCGCAATGCTCTGCGTATACGGTAATGGTTTTAAGTGCGGTCGCGTTCATCGTCTTGCTCCTGCGTTCGTGTGTGAGTCGCGGTTGTCGCGGCTCATGTAACTAACTATAGCCCCGTATTTTATCCCCGTCAATATAATTCTTAAATTATTTTTACGGTTTTTAATTTGGGCAGGGAATCGGGCAGGGAATATTGGCGGCACTGGTAGATTTGTGCAGGATTCGCATGTAGGATTCTCACAGCAAATAAGGCGTATATGCCTATTTTCCTTGGGGACTCCTGCATTTTCGACCCTTACAATGAAAGGGTCTATAGTGTGATTTCTCAGGCAGATTTTGCACGTCGGGCAGGGAATCGGGCAGGGATGGATTAAAACCATGGGCCGTACACCTAAACCTTGGTACAGGTCTAGTCGCCGTGAGTGGCGGGTGATCGTTGGCGGGGTCGATCACTGTTTGCTTCGTGATTCAGGCCCGGGGGATTACGCGGCGGCTGAGGACGCGTATCACCAGCTCAGGGTCGATCTGGTCGCGGCTCGTCAAGCTGAGCAGCCCGAGCTGCTGACGTTGGGGCTCGCGGCGGTGCGGTGTCTGCGTGGGCTCGCGGCTCGTTCTGAGGCTGGTGAGATCACCAGTAAATACTATCGGGCTGTGGTTGAGTGTACCCAGGCGTTTGTGGATCAGTACGGTGATCGTGTGCTCTCGACGATCACAGCCCAGGAGATCACAGGTTGGTTATACAGCCAACCATGGAGCCAGACGACCAGGTCGATCACGCTGTCACGTCTACGTCAAATATGGGCGGCGGCTCAAGTGAGGTTCCCGAGTGTTACGTCGATCGCCACCGAACGGCGTGAGGAGATCCCAACGCCGGAACAGTTTGCCGAGCTACTGGCGGCGCTCGAAAGTCCAGAGTGTCGTGACCTGTTGCGGTTTATCGCGGCAACAGGTTGTCGCCCCGGCGAGGCGTACACGCTGACGGCCGAGATGATTGACTGGTCGCGCGGCGTGGCGGTGCGGACAGGCAAGACGACCAGGAAGACCGGACACAAACGTGTGATTTACCTACCGCCTGAGTGGTTGCACAAATTGCAACAACTGGCTGAGATCCACCCTATCGGCCCGCTGTTTCGGTCGCCACGTGGGCGAGTGTGGACGACTAACAACGTGTTCAGGCACATACACACAGCCCGCGCCGGGCGTGACTGGCCATGGGCCACACCGTACGCGTTGCGACATCTATTTATTACCGAGGCTCTCAGGTCGCACGTGCCGATCGCCCACGTTGCGGCGCTCGTTGGTCACGTTGACACGTCAATGATTTCGCGTGTGTATAGCCACCTTACCAGGCACGATGCGGACCTTCATGCGGCCCTGGCTCAGGCCGGTCAACCACGTGCCAAGCCCACAAAACGCAAACGCACTTAGATACTGCGCTTGATTTGCTCGTACTCGGCTCGCCAGTCTGTAGTGGGTCTTGCGGTCTGTGGTCGTGGTCGCGGCGTTGGCACAGATCGAGGCGGCGAGATCGTCCCCGCCTCCTCGTAGGCCAGCAGATCCTCTACCCTCACCCTGACACACCCGGCAATTTTGCGCCCGGTGAGCGTACCGCGCTTTATCTCTCTGCGAATTGTAGCGTCAGACACGCCACAACGCCGAGCGACTTGAGCAACAGTCAGGAGTGAGGGTAGAGCGAAACTCACTGAATTGTTACCCCAGCCAGGTCGTATTGGATCACTCGCACGCGATATCCTCGCTTGCGTGCTGTGTACTGGTCGCACTCCAGACACGCTAGGAGTTGTTTCCAGGCGACAAAATCAGTTTCAGCAAACACGCCTTGTATCGGTTCGCCTTGAAACGTTGCGATGTACGCGATGAATGGTTTGTTTTGCAGTCTCATGTCATGCCTCTGGTTGTTGGTAATTAGAGTTGCAGGGCCGTCGATTGGCCATGTGTAATTTTGCTGCGTTGTTAAACGCCGTTGGGTCAACGTACACCACTTTGGCCAGCCCGATATACACGCCACGTGTCATGCGTCGTGCAATGGCTGCGCCTTGTGCGTAGCTCAGGTCCAGTAGGTTGCTGGCTCGCACCAGGGTGATATACCCTGGCGGCGGGTCGTAGAGTTTGGGGTCAAGGATGTTCATGGTGCGGTGGCTCCTGCGTTGGCGGTTGCGAGTGTTTTGAGTTTGTGGTAACCACCACGGCTACGCGGTTGTCCCCAGGCTGGCGGCTTGCGTGGCTTTGGCTTGCGTTTGAACTTTGTACCGTGCGGGTTACCTAGCTTGATTGCTCCGGTCACCGTCAGCTTCTCCCAATTGCGAAGGATTTTGCGGTGCTCTCGGTAGTACCCCTGACAGATCGCCTTGAGCGTTGGTTGTTGCGTTGGTGTGTATGCTGGAGTGTGCGTTATCTGTTGTGATGGTGCAAACATTACTTCGGCCCTCCAGCAATCCGGCGCAGTTGTTCGTCGTCGCGCTGACGTTCGGCAAGTTCACCTCGTAAAATCAGAATATCGCTAGGTGCTGTGATGCCGAGACGTACGGTGTCGCGGTTAATGCCTACGATCTGGATGATTACGTCGCCGCTGGCAATCTCAATTTTTTCGTCAAGTTTTCGACTTAGAACTAACATCGTGTTGTTCTCTCGTTGGTGGTGGTAAGTGTTGGTTGTGTGTGGTGGAATGTGGTTGGGTGTTAGTCAAGTGTTAGTTGTTTGGCCAGATCCAGTGGCAATCTTTGATCGTGATGCCCATACGTTGACGGGCACGAAACAGATTCCCGGTCGAAATACCGTGTCGTTTTCCAGCCAACGCAATAACCGATCGGTGTACGATCGAGTGACCACTAAATGCCTCTTGGATCACATCGCACGCTTGATCTAGTTTTAATCCTGCGTAAGCGTGTTTCGGTTGCGGTTGCGTTTGCGTTGGTGTCGGCACCGGTGCTGTTGTTGATGCTGTCGTTGCTGCTGCTGTCGTTGGCATGACTGCTGACGGTGTAATAATAATCGCACCGTTTTTGACTGAGATTGCCGATCCGTCATGGATCGTGATGGTGACGGCCATGCGTGCTCCTGGTCGTTGGTTGGGTGTTGTGCGTTGGTTGCTGGTTGTGCGTTGGTACGTTGGTAAGTGTTGACTGTTGGTTGGTCTACTGTTGGTTGGTTTACTGTTGCCCCTTGAGCCGTTTTAGTCGTCGCTGAAACTCGGCCACCTTGCGGCGTGCGTGCAGTATCTGCATCAGTTCAAACTTTTGTTGACGGAGCGACAACTCAAGCTCGTCGCTTGGCGTCGTGGTTACCGGCCATGTCACCACCACATCGCCACCGTAAGAGCACACGTGACACCCGCACGTGGTTTCGAGGAGGTCGAGCAGGGCTGATGCCTGGTTGTGAGGTGTGGGTGTGGGTGTGGGCGACGGTGTAGGTGACACTATTGGTTCCCCTCTGCCGCATCGGCGGCTCTGGCTCGAATTGCAATGACGGCCTGACCAATGCCTGACTTTAACACGTAAAATGCGCCTGGCCAAATATGGACTTTGACCTTACCGTCCGGCAGAACCCAATATTCGCAATGATTGTCCCACCCAATGCTGCGAGCGTACAAATCTATTTCCACCTCCGCACGTTCGGCACGTTGGCGAAGTGCGGTGTTGTCGGCTTGAGTATCGCGTAGGTCAATTAAAATGTGTGTCCAATGACACGAGCCACACAGTATTCCATATGGCGTCCCAATGAGGCCGTTGTCATCAACCTCGCATTCTGCACAGCCGCACGAGTCACACAATAATTCGGTGTCGTCTTCGGTGTCGTCGCTCATCACTCCCCCTCTCCCGTCCCGGCGGCGTCTGGTGGTGGTGGAAGTGGCATCCAGTGAGTAGGATTGCCGCTCCATGATTGACAAATCATTTCGGATGAATTCGAATCAGCAAAATCTTGACACACTTGGCCATACGGACTGCGTGTCAAAACAAAAGTACCGTCCCTCGGTGCCGTCTCTATCGGCCTCCACTGTAGGGCGACCTCCGCACGCTCGGCACGTTGGCGAAGTGCTTCGATTTCGGCTTCAAGTTGTCCGATTTCTGTATCGTGACATGACGGACAGTGACATTTACGGTTGTACTCGTGTTGATTCATCACTCCCCCTCTTTCGTGTTTGTGCCAATACCTGCGGCGGCGTCAATCGCTTCGTCGCGGGTGTCGTAATATCCGCAACGGTCATAGCTTGTGGTTCTCGGCCTCCGCACGTTCGGCACGCGCTCGCCAGTAAGTAAGGCTGTCTAACGCACTGGTCACGCGGTTCTCGGTAACTTGCTGTTGTAGTTCGGCATTCACTAACTTGCGGCAGAGCGCCTCAATTTGATTCATCAACGCTATCGTGGTTTCCACGCTCGGCCGTGTGCCGTGGTCAATATGCCATTGGGCGTCGGTCAGTGCTTCGTCCTTTGTCATGTGGTTGTGCTCCTGGTCGTTGGTAGGTGGTTAGTGGTTGAGGTTGGTTGGTGGTTGAGGTTGGTTGATCGTTTGCATGACGGGTATGACGGGTCTGAACACTTTTCCGTATACCTTCCCTGTGTGTGTGCGCGAGTGCGTGTGCCACGCGTACATACAAGACAGCGCTATGGGACGGATAATAGAAAACCCGGCAACCCGTCATACCCGTCATGGTTGTTATGCGGTTATTGCGGTACTGCCAGGCCAATAATAAACCGGCCTGTCATGGTCTTTTGTCGCTGAAACCCCCTTTCATTTATAGAGTTACCGAAAGCGGTCATGCTCATCTGATGCTCGCCGGTCGCCTCGCACCACAGTTTGTACCTGTCGTACAACTCCCCGGCTCGCACGCGGTAGTCTGGACCTTGCAACGTGTTTTCCTCGATAAACGCACCGAGCTTGTCCTGGTCGCTTCGGTACTCTTGCGTTGCTTCTGCGATCTCAGGCGGCGGCTCCAGGCCGATCTCCTGCCACTGAAGGCATCCTCGAACGCACCACGCCAGGATGCCCGGCATCTCAGCTTTGAGCTTGTCGGGCACCGTGCGGTCGGCTTCACCGTCTTTGATCGTGACCGTAAACGGGATCAGTTGCAGCCGTCGCCAGATACCGTGGTCAGTGCCGCGAACGGCTGGTTTGTGGTTGGTGCACAGGATGATTTTGTGTGTCGGGTTGAACTCCCAAAAGTCTTCACGCATCCGGCGAGCGCTCAACTTGTCGCCGCCGGTCAACTCCTTGACCAACGCCTCGTCAAACCGCCGCCCCTGTTCGGTTTCGATCGCCAACACCAATCGTTTCTGGTGTAGCTTGGCCACCTCCGTTGGGTGGCTGTCGTGTGCTTTAGCGAGCAGCAGTGACCGTGGAGCAGGGCAGGCGTAATCGTCGCCCAACATCGCTTGTAGGGTGCCGAGGATCGTGCTCTTGCCGTTCGAGCCGGTGCCGAATGCCACAGGTAGCACGTGCTCACGGATTACACCAGTGAGGGCATATCCGGCCAACCGTTGGAAGTATGAGATCAGGTCGTCGCGGTCGGCTTCGTCTGGCCTGGCGAAAAACTTGTTCATTACCGCCACCCACAATGGGCACTCGGCGTCCGGGTGATATTCCCATGGACAGATTTTGGTGAGCAAGTCCGCCCTGGTGTGTGGTCTGAGGGTGCCTGTTCGCAGGTCGATCGTGCCGTTGGCAACGTTCAACAACCAGGGGTCAGCGTCAAATTGGTCCGGCCGAACTGGTGTGTCGCCCTTGGTCGCTGCCAACGCCAAGGTGGACTCGCACCGGCGGCGGCCTTGCGAGGATCGCCACCACTCGATGATGCGTTTGCGTTCGTCCTTGTCGCCGGTCGCGTGGTCAAGGTCGAACAGGATCGTGTTGGCGTTCTCGCTGGCAAGGTCAAGAGCTTTGCCGGTCACGTCGACATCCCAACGTTTACCGTCCCAGATCAACCACTTACCCCACAGGTGACAATGTCGAACGTCGGTGCCGTGGTGGTACAAGAAACGATTGGCGTTGCCCAGCTCGGTGAGCGGCCACCCGCTATCATCGCTTGGGCCGGTGCCAGCTTTCGGCCCGCTGGTGTTGTGTCCTGCTGGCGGCGACCAGGCCGGTGCGTTGATGACTGCGTTCACAAACTGCACGTCGGTGTGCTGTGTGGTGGTCTGGTGCTGGACCCAGTCAACTAGATCGGCACCGTCTACCAGGGGTTCGGGTGCGGTCCAGATCGTGGCAAGGTCTAAGATCCGCACGTTGGCGGGCGGGTTCAACCGGGTCAGGATCGCACCAACGGCGTTGGCGTACGCTGCACCTGGTGCGTCGTTGTCTGGCACGATCACCACGTCTCGACCGGCCAACGGTCCCCAGTCAGATTTGGCGGCGCTTTTGCTGCCGTGTGCCGAGGTCGTGCCGATCCCTGCCAACGTGCGAGCCACGTCGGCGGCCTTCTCGCCCTCGCATACGATGATTTGACCGGGCCGGGTAAGCTCGGGCAGGTGATAAAGCGGCAGCAACCCGCGCGGGTCACCGAACCGCCAGCCACCGTTGGTGCCACGGTGGACCGGCTTGTAAGACTTTGAGCCATCGGCAAAGTTGAGCCGGATGACTGCGTACACTTCCTCGCCAATGGGGTTGTGATAGAACCAGCCGGTCGTACTGACGGCCTGATGTTTTTTCAGTGCCCAGGCAGCGGCAGCGTAGACCGTAGGAAAACCTGGTCGATCGGCTTTGGTTCGCTTGGCTGGCGTTGCTGCTGCTGTTGGTGTGAATCCGGGTGCCAACGTTGGCGTGAGTGGCACGTTAACAGTCTGACTGTTGGTGTGTCCGGTCGTGTGTCCTGCGTCCGGTCGAAGGTCTTTGAGCGTAAGATCGAGCGCACTCGCAACGTCGTCAACCGAGCAACTAGGCTCATGAAAACAGTGAAGCAGAGCGTTGCCTGCATCACCAACGCTGACCGCCAGGTTGTGACGGCTTCCACCGTGCGACGGGCACCGCGATTCCCATTGGTGGTTACCCACAGAGCGAGGGTCACATCCTAACGATTCGAGGCGCGTGAGTACCAGTTGCACAGGATCATGACTGCTCATTGTTGGCCTCCGTGATTGGTTCGCCGGTGGCCTGTTTTTCCCAAGGTGCGATCCAGCGGTTCGGTTCAAGCGTTGCGGCGTGGTTTTCTTTGAATAGCTCCTGGTCGAACGTTCGGCCCTCAAGCCAAAACGTGTGGAACCGTTCAAGAAATCGGTACGTCATCACCTCAGCGGTGGCCCGATCAGGCAGCATCAACCAGTGCACGCGCGGGTGGCGGATCATCCACGATAGGATTGTGCGACTTAGTGATCGCGGGTGTAATTTGCTGTGTTTAGGTGGGTCGAGTAGCAGGCTGGCCCAGTCGGCTTCGACAACCACCGCAGACATGGCCATTGCGCCCATCGTTTTCATCCGTTGAGCGAAGTTATCGCGGCGTTGGCCGATGGATGAATACAGGTCTTCCTTGGATTTGCGTTCGACGGTTACGAGCTCGGCCATGCCGCGTACCGAGTAGTCACCAACGGTGAGAGCCAGCCGGAGCGTTGGCACGATGATTCGTGCGTGGCCCTGGTCGGCGTTGGCTCTCAGGGTTTTGAATTCGTACGGCTTTTGCTCGCGGGTGTCGATGATGATTTCGCAGGTGGACGGGACGGTCTTTTCAGGGGCGGTAGCGGTGGCAGTAGTGGCGGTAGCTGCGTTGGTAGTAGTCGCGTTGGTAGTAGTCGCGTTGGCAATCATACTGCCACCTCCTCAAACTGTGCCGCCAGCAGACCGGCAAGGCGTGTTCGGCGTCGGTGCACCGTTTGCCGACGAATCGCGGTCTTGATTGCCTCTGCCTGGCCAACGGTGATCAGCAGTTGCTCGGCCCGGCTGATCGCGGTGTAAATCAGCTCTCGGCACCACAGCCCCTGGCCAGTGCGGTCGTCAAAATAGATCGACGAGTGCACAGGTACGATCGTGACCGGGAACCCGCTACCCTGTGCCGAGTGCACGGTGATCGCGTACGCCAGTTGTAGGTGATGCTCAGCAAATTGCAGACGGACCAGGCGGTAGGGATCTCGGAACTCGACGATCACACAGCCGATGTTTTTGACCGTCACAACATCGCGGATCGTGCCTAGGTCACCGTTGACCACAGCAACCGGGTCGATTTTGTAGTTGGTGTCCCGCCAGGTGTAGGCGTCAATCTCGTCAATGTCTGGGTCATAGTCCGGGCCCAGTTCGAGGAGACCGTCAACGACACCGTTTTTGCGTCTGATCACTTTGTCGCCGATCACGAACGGTGGCAGTTGTTCGCCGGTCACGCTTCGCCAGTTGGCGTTCAGTTTGAAAGCCAGGGCGTTGTTGATGTGCTCGCAACCGATCGCCGATCTGCTACGTTGTGGACTGACAACCTGGAGATCCCACAGCCGGTCATAGTTGCTCGCCATGCCGTGGAGCTCGACGATTGTGCGTGCGATTTCCTCCGGCGTGGACACCTCCAAATGTAACCAGTTTTCCGTTGGTAAACTGAGTGCGGTTGCGGGCTCGGGTGTGCGGCCATCTTTGATGCTGTGACAGGCACGAACCACTCGGCCACCGCCGTCAGACCTTTTGATCTGTGACAGTTCGGCCGTTGGTAGGTTGGCGGCAATCAGATCACGCAGGAACGAGCCAGGGCCAACGGAGGGAAGCTGGTTCTGATCGCCAACGATTAGTAACCGTGTGCCTGGTGCAACAGCAGACAGCAGACTGGCGGCGAGCCTGACGTCTACCATGCTCGCTTCGTCAATCACTAGAAACTGACACTGAAGCGGATCGCTCGGCCCACGACCAAACGAAAATTCATCGCGCCCGCGTCCGTGTTTTGCGTCTCGACTGGGTACCCCTGCGCTGTCGGTCGAGTTGGGCACAGGTGCCAACGCTCGGTGGATCGTCATACATGGTACGTCACCGGGTTTGATTCCTTGTTTGGCCAGCAGTTCGGCCGCACGTTTGGCGGCCTTGCCCGTGGGGGCCACCACCTGGATGGACGTGATCTCATGGGCCATCAGGCACTTGATCACCTTGGCCACCGTCCAAGACTTGCCGCAGCCTGGCGGGCCGATCAGCAGGCAAACCCCGTGGTGTTCAATCACCGAGACCGCGTCGAGCTGGTCGCCCACCAGGCCGTCACGATTCAACGCGAACGGTAACGGTTCGGCCGCATCGCTCAGGATGTTGAGCTGCGTGGCGATGGTTTGTTCGGCGTTGGCGAGCCGTGGCGTTGTGTACCCTGACTCGACGGGCACGATCACTTGTTGCTCGGTGGCCAGTTCCCACGCTTCGGCCGTTGGTAGGTGTGAGATCAGTGAGAACACCGCACTGTTAATCTCGGCCTTACTGGCGTACGTGTGCCCTTGCAATGAGACCTGTGTCATTGCCTCGCCAATGGCGGCGATCTGACGATCCAAACCGTCAGGCGGGTACTGGGCGGTGGTTTGGCCGAAACTGTCAGCAGTTTTCCAGCCGATACCAGCGAACGCTAAAAGTCTGTAGGGGTGTTCGAGAACGTATTGAGGTGCGTCACTTTTCCAGATTGTGACAATCTGTTTGATTACGATTTTCGGCACCCGGTGATCGTTGCGACGGAACAGATCCGTCACTTTTGCCAACGCAATTGGGTCCACTGCAACGTCTTCAAAGTGTGTGCGCAAGGCGTCCACAATCGCGTCGGTGACACCTCGCACTTCCAACGCTCGCTCGGGCGTCGTGCGTAGGATATGGAGCGTGTCGTCGCCCAGGTGCTCGACCAACGATTTGGCTTTGCCTCGGCCGATACCGTCGATGTGAGCGGCGAGGTATTGTTCCGCACCTGATGCTGTTTCGTCTGCCAACGGCTCGTACGCCACGAAGACAAACGCCTCGTCGTATCCTCGCTGAATTTTGGTTTCGCCATGAAAACGATATCGTTCGCCTGTTACCGGCCGTCTCATCTCGCCCTTCACGGTCGTACCGTTGGCGAGTTTGGCGATCAGGAACGGCGTACCGGCCGGGTTCCATTTGTTGGGTGCGTGAAACACCACGCGAGATAAAACCCCGTCAATCGTGTGCATCGGCTTAATCCCCGTTCTACTGTTGCTATGTGGTGCAAGGTGTCTGACTAAAGATTTGTGTCTGGTGTCTGGTGACTGTGTCTGTGTCTGTGTCTGTGATTGGGCGGCCGGGACTCGAACCCGGCACCTGACGTGATGGCGCGTCAGGTCTCACCTGAGTCCGCCCCTGTCCCTGATCTGTCGCAGCAGATCAGAGCAGGTTTGCGAGTTGGTCCATGCGGCTGGGTGCCGCTGGACTCGGTGCCGCTGCTGGTGTGAGCGGTGGCGTCAGGCTGGGCCGGTGTGGGGCGGGCTGCGCCGCTGGCTGGTGAGCGACGTTGGCATGAGCGCGGGGGTTCGCTGCCACTGTGCCGCCAACGTTGCCCGCTGCCGGGCGGTAACTAAACAGCTTGACCGACGCCTGCGGTGGGTACGGCTCGCCGGTCATCTGGTTTAGCTTGGGACCGCCTGTTAAGGCGTCCTTGCTAACCACGTGCTCGATGGTGGCAATCACGCGACGACCCTTCCAATTGCCGAGACGGCACGCCTCAGCAGGGATTGGCGAACCCTTGGCACAGGGCCAACCTAACCTGGCGACAAAGTGCCCGAGCTTTTCGGCCATGAACCCGCCGGGCTTGTTGTCGTTGGCTTTGGTCCCGTACTGGTACAGGATCTGCTCGTTGTTCCCTTCGGGTGGCAGGTCGAAAAAGTCCATCACTGTAGCTTTGGGGTCGTTAGCGAGTGCCAGGCGAACGCCAACGCTCATCACCTTGTAGCTGTACTGCTGGCCCTGGTACCAAACGTTCTTGATTGAATCTTTCATCTTGCCGAACCCGACAACAACCAACTCGTGGTCGCCAGGTGGCACCTGTTTGTACTCACGAGAACTCTCGATTTCGTCGGCAGATTTGGCCGGTGCCATCGCGCCGAAGCTGTAGTTCTCAGGATCGAAACCGTCGCTGCCGGCATTGCTCGTGTTGTCGCTTGTCGGCCAATCGTTACCGTAAGACATGCTTAACTCCTCTATCAGTCACAGACTCTGGTAATAAACACACACACACACAAAAACACTTGCTCACTGGTTGGTTAACGCGGGCACGTCGCCAGCTTGTTTGGCCGGTCGCGTAAAGGTGTTGATAATTGGCTCCTGCGTCGCAACGAGCGCGCCGAGCTTGTAGCGAAACGCACTTGCGGTTTGGGGTGTCATCTCGGCCACCGAGCGAACACCCTGTTTGACCAGCACGTTTAACCACGACGGGTCATCGGCCGAGATTTGCAGTTGCTGCCGTAGCCGGTCGATCTCGTCGATCAGGTCAGGCGGGCACCCTGAGTCCTCAACCTCGACGTACTGTGCCTCGATGGCTGGCATCGTTGGCGTTGGGGTTGCTGTTGCTGTGACTGCCAACGTTGGCGAAGACGTTGGTAGGTCGTCAGGTGAGTGATACTCATGCACCTCACCAGCAACGTAGAACGCAGCACTGGTTAGACCAGACTCACGCAGGGCTTGAACGAGGGCAACTTTCCTGATCATTGTGCATGGTATGGTTTTCCAGCTTGATTGGTTCTTGTTGTACTCGCTGGCACTGACAGCCTGGTACGTTGGCACACGTCGGTCTTTGCGGTAAATCTTTGCCCACCCGCCAACAAGCAGATGATCAGGGGGCAAAAACGTGCCAGCAACTTCAACAGGTGGCCCGGTGAACGTGCGTGTTGCTGCTGACCAGGGGCGGGCTATGATCCCTGCCTCGTGGCCGTCGTATGCTGGGTGGGACTGCGCCTTGCGTAGCCAACCGCTTTTGTCGACGATCGTTACAAAATTGCCCGCACCTTGTTCGATCAAGTGTGCCTCGCCGATTAGCGGGTTCACGCCAACGGCCTTGCAGGTCATGAGAAATTTCAACGCTTCGTGAGGCGGTGCTTTAGGTGCCACCCAACGTTGCACGTCGCGGACGGAACATTCAATCCGTCCATCTGCCGTGACCAACGCGACAGGTGTATCCTCTTTGATGTCCGCCAATCTCAAGGTGATCTCGTTCATTGCTCCCCTACGGTTTCAAGGTTTGACACTGGGTAAAAACGCCTGTTTGCATGGTTCGGCGGGATCATCTCACCTTCGTACACAGGCGAGGTAATAACACACCCGTCGAGGAAATCGGTTTCTACGAACCCTACGAGCTTGCGTCTGGCGAGTGCAGGGTTGATCGAAACATCGTTGAGAGGCACCACGTTGAGTTTGCCCCAGCCGTTGCAAGCGACACACGATTTGTCGAGCTCAACGCTCTCTTCGTAGCCACTGCCTCCGCACTGATCGCAACGCATTAACTGACCTCCTGGCTGTGGTGGATGTGTGCGTTGTGATCAACGTTGGTAGCGTGGTCCGCGTTGGTTGGGCTCGTGGTCACAAACGTTTCCAACGCGATTACTCGGGCTTCAATGTCGCGCAGCTTTGCGGCGATGTCTGACAACAAACCTGTCATAAAATGGACGGCTTCGGTGACGTCATCCTCTTGCGGCGTCGGTACGCCAGGTTTGAGGCGATTGGGTGCCGGTTTATAGCGGTTCAAATAAGACACTGTTGATCCTCATGTAGTGTTACAATGTAGTGTTACAATCTAGCTGTAAAAACACGTTGTCACGCTGTCGAGGCGTGACACTCACACTGCGAGTCGCTGGGCTCGATTCCCGCACAATCACTGGTTGTCCATGCAACGTGACAGGCACAATCAGCCTGGTCGTACACAGGGTGTTTGGCGATAATCCCGGCGACACCTACGGTGTAGATGTGACCGTTGAACTTGATTGGCTTATCGCGCCTGGCCAGCACGTGGCGTAACTCGTTCTGCAACGAACCCTTTTCCTGAGCGGCTTTCAGGTGTGACAGTCGCACTGTGTCAAACGCTTGACGTGCGGTTTCGAGAGTGGCACTGAGGTGAGACAGGCGAGAAGATGCACGCTCAAACTCCTCGATCAGGTCTTTAGCGGTGAGGTCGGACATAGTCAGTCGCTCCGTTGGTTTGTTGGGTGGCTCGGACAAGTTGCGTTGGTTGATTGGTTGGGCTAGCGCGTACCTTCGACGATCACGCTGGACGTGTTGCGATAAACAGACATTGCGGTTGTTACGTGATACCCAGACCTAAAATTAGGCGGGCTGTGATAAGCGAAAATGATTTCGCAAACACTCTTCGACAACTCGATTAGGCCAAACGTTACGTTTGGCGGCTTCCAATTTCACAGCGGTTAAAACCTCGCTGCTCAGTCGGTAGCAGCCGTTGCCTTGTGTGGATTTCACAGGCTTTCGGCGTTTTTTCTGGGTCATTGGTCTCCTCTTGAAACTGTTCAAAGTTTGGACGTTTGAACTCTACGATTTAGCCAAGAGGTTTTCAAGTACCAAACTTCCAAAAGTCCAAACTTTTGTTTCTTGTTAGCTTGTAACTTTTGTCACTAGACAAGACCCTGCAAGGATTTAGACCATGTTTTTTATGAGCCAAAAAACTTTTTCGCGTGATTATTCTCTGAATTCTCGAACGTTAAAAAGCACCGCCGAACGGCTTGAGCTTGCGGTGATTGAGGCTCGTCGCGGTGGTGTGACGTTCCGAGGTCGTAAACTCGGGGCTGAAGCCGTGATCAACGTGGCGGTCAAGGCGTTCTTGGAACTCACGCCTCAAGAACGCATTGAGTTGCTGTCTCGTTTTTGCCCTGTGATCGAGGCAGAACTTGACCAAGAGCAGGCTGATTCACCGGGTATACATACTGTGGGTGACTATAGCTTCAGCGAGATCGCGGACCTTACGCCGGTCTCACCCGCCAAGCCTAAACGCCAGAACAAAGGGACCAATCCGCCGAAGTCGCCACCCCGCAAGACGTGACTCTGGCCTGCGGGACCAGGAGTATGCCGGGCAGAATCGAAAGAAGATTGGGATAGGTCCGTCTGGAGTATTCAACGTGACTCTAAAGGAATCGTCGAGCGGTCCAACGTACGCCATTTTCACGTGATTGGGGTGCGGTGTTTGGACTTTCATGCGTCACGTATCCTATGCTCTAGCCGCCTAGTTGTTCACTGGTTTGTACAGTATGTGTTCAGTGCGGTAGCTGATCAATACGTGCGCACAAAAAAACCCGCTGGAGCGGGTCGAGGTATCATGTCGTGGTTGAGTGGATTACCCAGATCGTCATTGTTGGTTGGTTGGCTCGCGTGATGCAGTGCGTGGCCTGGTGCGTCAACGAGTGGGCAGAGATGCGAAACAACTAGGTAGCTAGGTACCTATCTTGGTACCTACCTACGGACCTACCAACGCCCCTCCGGGCACTCAGACAACTCCCAGGCAATTTTCGACCGCAAAAAACAGCCACACGCTCCGCAACGCTCGCTCTCGGCCTGATACTTCGGGCACGCCTGGCAAGCTCTCCAACGTGCCTTGACGCTCGCCTGGTGCGTCTTGGGTAGACCGGCGCGTATGTGCAGAGCCAGAGCACGCAGGAACGTCACAACCTGTCGCCAGAGCGGTGGTAGGCCGATTGGTTTGCTAGCTCGCTTGGTGGTTGACTGGCTGGCGAGTTGCCGTTCGTGTTCTGCCAACGCTGGTGCCCAGGTGACCGGGTCACGTTCGGCGAGGGCACGGATGTGGGCGAGGGGGTCGGTACTCATTGATTAACCGTGACGGTACTGGATGGTACGGTGACTGTGCGGCCAACGAACTGACTATACAGCGTGATAGATGGCACGGTGAACGTTGCTGCCAACGGTGAGCAGGTGAACGAGCTCGATGCTACGATGATGGTGGTGTTGATTGTGTTTGCATAATAAGCAGTGTAGCCGCCTGATATTGTGCCCTGACAATAAGATGTATCAATAATTCTTAATGTTGCATTAGAGCCATTGCATTGGAAGTAATAATAGCGAGCTAATGGATTCAAACCAAAATTACCGCCGTTGCAACGTTGATTATCTCCCAACGCACTTCTCCCTGCCCAGACACTGTTGCAGGTGACCGCACTAGTCCTCGTGATTTGAATTGAGTCTGATATACAGCCGCACGTACAGTCAGCCTGAGTAAAATAGGCGCACGTGTCGGTCAGGTATAGCAGACCTGGTAGCGTCGTTGGGTTACATTGCTGACAGCACCCACGTTGGTACGTCCCGCCGCTGGTCAACGCTGTCAATGTGTACGATGCCGGGCAACTCGTTCCCGTCGGTACGAACGGATACGTCGGATTAAAAACGAAGTCGGCTTCCTCAGAACATACCAACGTGAACGTTGACGTGGTTTGAACCGCCTGTCCTCGTGACGTTGGCCCAGCCTTGACGTAGTACACAAGCCCCGTAGTCAATCCGGTGAACGTGTAAACGCCGGTCGTTGCGTTGGTAGTGCCGGTTGCTATGGGTGTCGTCGTGCCGCTTTGGTACAGCGAAACAGTGATTCCACCGTACGGTGTCACGCCGTCACAGCCGAACGTTTTGACAATCACTTGACCGCACGCTGTGCCAATCGTGTCGGATACCGGCGTCAGGTCATAGTTGTACGTTCGCCCGCAAAAGTTGCCCATCAACACGCCGGTGAACGTGTTGAAATTAGTCGTGCTGTAGCTGACAAACGCATACAACGTCTGGCCGATATAGCCCGACAGATTGACCGTAGCATCACCGCTGCTGTTGACCGTCGCCGTAGCAATCACCGTACCGCCCGCCGTTTTGACGGTGACGCTGGCACCCACAGCAGGCGAGCAACACGCCGTGACGTAGAACGAGGTGGTGCATGGTCCCGAACAACAAGGACAACCGGGTTGATGTTTCTTCCATCCGCCCATGGTTAGCAGGGCTCCACGTCAACGACCAATCGCCCGTCGATCCGTTTGCATTGAACCACCGTGTTACCGGCCACCGCACCTGTCGAGCCGGTCTGGCAGTTGTAGACCGTCAACGTATGGCTACCCAACACCCAGCCGTTTTGTGTGGGGTCAAGGATCGTACAGGTCGCTGTGCCTGGCGTGAGTGTGCCGCCGCTGTACGTTGCAACCGGAATACCACCGCTGGGAGTCAGCAATAGCTTGCCGTCACGTGGCACCGCACGCAAGACGGTTCGCCCGTCAACGGTTTCCTCGGTCATGCCCGGCCCAGCAACAGCCTGGCCTTGAGCCAGGTCGGCCACGCTATTGAGCCAGCCCGCTGAGATCGGATTGCCTGCCAGTTGCTGGCCAATCTCCTTGCCGCGAAATGGGTTGCTCATGGGAGGATGTTCCAGAAATCGGTACTGGCAAACGGTGCGTTACCCGTCCCGCTGCTGTTCGTGTTCACGGTCTGCCAGGTGAGCCCGCGATCTAGTATTTGGTTCCAGGTGTGCCCGTACGCACCAAGCAACGTGTATTCACACTTGAACGTACGGTTACCGCTCACGTCACACTCGATGTCACCGCTCATGCCTGCAAACAAGAGCTGACCGCCCGAGTACGTGCGGTTGCCGATCGTCACCGGGTTGGTGTTGACCGTGCCCACGCAACTCTCGGCCTCTGCAATCGGCAGGTAGGGCATGAGGTGTCGCGTGATACTGATCTCTGTGTGTGGCACACTGATTCCCAATTGAGCCTCGGGAACGGCTTTACCTGAATCCGTGCCACCCGTCCACACAAACGTACCGACGGGAACCTGTGTGACCTGTGCAGACACACGCACGCGGGTCGTTGTCCAGGGCACGCCGCTGGGGTCGGTGATGCCGTTTTGCTGGCCAGGGTAGTTGTATGTTGGGTAGCTAAAAGCGGCCGTGAATCGGCACTCGGTGAACTGGAACCCGCCAACGTGCTGAATGGGTTTGGCCCCTGAAATCCCGATACAGACCAGGTTGGGCGAGTCCCAATACTGGAACGGTGGTTGCCTGAGAATTGAGCCAGGCCCGCCCGTTGCTGTGCCGAGCAGGCCACGCCAGACAATGTACCGCCCACTCCATGGGCATTGCAGTTGCACCGTTGCGACCGGCGGTTGGCCCTGGCTGACGCTCTCCTCGATTGCGTCACCGGGGTTGCCCTCCGGGAACGCAAACTTAACGTCGTACCCGCCAATCGTGAACAAAGGATTTGCCATTGTTTATGCAACCGCCACGGCTGGAGGTGGATTCTGTTTGGCCATTTTTTCTGTGTTCGCTGCAATGGCTTTCTGTGCTGCCAACGATTCTTGAGCCGTCTTGTCACCAAAGACGCCAGCTTGCAGGGACTTGGCAAACTCTTCCAGGCCCATCGTAGTGGACTTGGTTTCCTTGCCGCCGCCTGGTGTGGCTACTGCACTGGCGCGGGCCACTGCGCCGGTCGCCGCACTCGCTGCCAACGCGGTTGCACCCTCGACGCGGGCAACTTCTGCATCGCCCATCTTGGTTGTGAGCTCGTCGATCTGGTTTTGCAAGCTGGTGAGGTGTGGCTTGGCAATTTCTGGCAGTTGCTCCATGGTAGATTTGAAACCATCGAGCAGGCCAGTGAACTGAAAATTAAACCCGCCCGCCGGGTTGGTGATGTAATTGTAAGATGCCTGAGCAAGATTAACGATGTTAGTGAAAATGTTTTGGAATGCTGTGTAAACTGCATTCAATGCATCATAGATCACGTTGTACCAGTTGTTGGCAAACCAGGTGGCATACTGGGTGGCAGAGTCCACAAACCAGGAAACCATTTCCTCCATGTTGATCATCTTCTCGCCAAACGAAATCGCTGTGATCTGAACTGCGATATCCCAGTTCCTGAACAGCACGCCAGCCGCCGCCAGGTAGCCGCCAATTGTACTGGCCCACGTTGTGATGCCGTCCTTGCTCTCGGTCAACCAGCCATTGATTCCACTGAGCGCCGACACCGCCGCATCAAGCACGCCATTCCAGATCGGCATGACTGCTGCGCCAAACTCGGCCATACCGTTGGTAAGGTCGCCCATGAGTTTGCGTTGCTGGTTCGCTGTGCCTTGCGATGTGCGTGCAAGGTCACCTTGAGCTTTGGCCAGCCCCTCGGTGATAAGCTGCTGACGAACGAGGATCTTTTCTCCCTCGTTCAATTTACCATGCAGGCCACCGATTCCCATTTCGGCAGCCTTGGCTTGCATTGCTGCTTCACTGAGAAACACGCCAAACGCGCGTAGCGGTTCGGCTTCACCGGACAAACCAGAGCGGATCTTCTGGAGTGCGTCGGTAATCGGCACGTTATAAAAGCTGGCTGCGTCGGCTGCCAGTTTGGTCATCTGGTTTGAAAACCCTGCGGAGGCGTCTTGAGCCAGGCCCGCACCTTGCGCCATCAGGCCAAAGATGGATGCTGCGTCTAGCATCTCGTTTTTGGGCATGCCGAAATCTTTGGCCATCTGGCTGGCCATTTTTTCAACTTCACTGGCAGACTGGCCAAACACCACGCCAACCTTGGAAAGCGTTTCCTGTAGGTTGCTGGCACCCTGTACCGCTTTGTAAAAGAACGCACCCGCACCGATGCCGCCCGCCAACGCGGCGAGCTTGGTAGCTGCGCCACCCAGCATGGCGTGAACGTCGCTTAGACCCTTTTTCAATTGCCTGTCATCGGCACCGATCTGTACAAACAACTCAGCGAGTTTGAACACGCATCATCTCCCAATGTTGACGTTCGCGTTCTCGGCGTGCCAACATGGCCTCGTATTGTTCGGCCGTGGTAATCGCGTTGGGTGCGGGCGGTTTAGCGTGGCCCATGGCGTTGAGTTGCGTTGGCGTGAGTTTGCCAATCTGGTCCGGGGTCCACGGTCGGAACTCGCCAGACAAGAGGTTGTGGTACAGCGTCCACCAATCTATGGACGAGCGGCCAGGCGTGAACCGTTTCACCCAGCCGCTTTGGCTTCCCCCGCGTCTGCCTCGGGCACCACCTGGTCAAGTTCAGTGAGCGACTGGAGACGTTGAATGTCGGCAGGTGTCAGGCTTTCAAACACTGTGCGTGCTTGATCGCGCGACCAGTTCGGCCGCCCCTTGCGGATGGCCAGGAACAACAGCTCGATCACACCGTTGGCACCGTTGATGTACGGCAACGCCTCGGGCGACGATAGATGTATTCGGGTCTTGCTGGCTTCTTTGAGCGCCTCAGCGTACAGGAATTTGGCTTGTTCCATCGGCACGTTGGCAGCGTCGATGTGCTTGCGTACCAGTGCCAACGGGTCGGGTAGCTGCGTGTCGAGCCACGCTTGCAGTTCGCCAAGGTCTGCCAACGTGAGCGGATAAACCTGGTAGGACTCGCCCGCCAGAACGACGGTGCGAGCCGAGCCAGTGAGGGTGGTGAGGTTTGACATTATGGGGCGCTAACTCCCTGGTTCCACTTGCCGTTGCTGACCAGGGTGGCGGTAAACGTCACCGTGTCTTCAACGGGCGAGTCGGGCTTGAAGTTTGTGACGTTGAACGATCCGTAGCCGTAGACCAGCGAGGCGGTCAACCCGAGCTCGGCAACCACCAACGGTGACGCACCATTGAGTAAGGCGGAAATGAGCGGTGCTTGCGTACCGTTGACGTCGTAGTTGCCTTCAACGTCAATGCTTAATTTTGCAGACGCGGGTAGTTGCGTGTTCCAGATCAGGCCGGTTGTTGCGTCGAAGTCGGCACTGTCGGTAGTGTCGGCCATCTTCACCTCAGTGGATGCAGACCACTTGGTGATATTCATTTTCGCGCCGCCACTGCCGCCCGTCTTGAAATATCCGGCCTTGCCTGTCAAATTTTGTTTGGCCATTTAGGCGAGTCCCCTTTCTGTGTTGTGTGTGAATTAGGCGTCGCATCCATCCGCGATGATGTCGAGCACAATCGCGTGTGCGGAGGGTGTCAGTAAAAGCGTCTTGTTGGTGCTGGTGATTGCGTACCCGGTGGTATTGATGCAGACCAGGGCCAAGCCCGCGTCATTGTTGGCCGTGGGGGTCAGCACCTTGAGCCCAGTACCAGAACCAGCGTCGATGATGTTGGTGCATCCGTTGCTGGCACCCTGCTTGACCTGCACGTAAGCACCGTCAGTGGTGGGGCTGACCACCTTAAAAAGCAGCCGCTTGATCCGTGCGAACGCAACCGCCGAGCCCGAAGGATCGAGCAGTGCCGTGGTGAGGTCGATGGTTTGCGCGGTCGAGGCCGTAAACGTCAAACGCACCGCACCAACAAGGTTGATTTGGTCGGCTGCCGAACCGTTGGTCAGGCTGTTGGATGCGATGGTTCGTGTCTGGCTCACGCTCTGCCCGGTGTTGAAACCAGACGAGTACGTGAACGTGTCATTCAATTGAATCGAACCAGAGCCGGTCACATTCGCCATAGCTAATCACTCCGTGTGGCCGGTGATGGCCGTGAGGGTAACGACTCTGCGCCATACGTCGGCACCGAGCCGGGAACGGTCGTCGTCGAGGGTGTCCGTGTCGCTCTGTCGTCTCAAATACATCGGGTAGCCGTCACCAAACGTGATCGCTGCCCCGTCTACCAACGAGCCGATTCGTTCGCCCAACGTCCGGCAGATCGCACGAGAGGATGCAAAGACGTGGAGCTCGTAGGTTGAGTCTTCGATTACAGGCCGCGTGCCGTCGTTGGCGTTGCTTTCCTGGTGTCGTTTGCTTTCCTTTTGCATCAACACCGCATAGGGTAGGGCTTGCCCGTCTGGTGCTTCCTGAATCCAGAGCCAATCTGACCGGCCGAAATAGTCCGAACCTGCCAACGTGCTGTCACTGGCGAGCATGGCAATCAATGCGTCGGCAAGGTCGGTTGCGGCTGGCGTTGGCGTGTAAATCGCGGTAACCACCGTCTGGTTGTGTCCGTCGCGTACGTCGAGCCTGACCACTCGCTGCCACACGTCCACACCTTGCGGCCCGCGATCGGGGTCAAGCAAATCGGTTTGCGACTCAATACGCAGGCCCATCAGGTACCCGTCGTTGTGGTTGAGTGCGGCCGAGTCTAGCAACGTGTTGATCGCGGCCGAGATCGTGCGGTTTAACTGGCGGTCCTGGCTGAAAATGCTGATCTGGTACGTGGCCGATTCGATCGCTGGTTCTGTGCCATCGTTGCTGAAAGTTTCAAACGATAGATCGCTGTCAGGTTGCGAAAGCACCGCGTAGGGAAACTGCTCACCGTCTGGGGCTTCCTCAATCCACAACCAGCCAATACGGCCAAACAGGCTGGTGAGCGTTGGTGATCCGTAACACGTCAGCACCAACGATTCATAAAGGTCTTCCGGGGTGACCAGTGCGACGGTTGCCGAGCCTGCCAACGTCAGGCCACCACTGGCCACCACGCTAAACGCCAGCACGCTCGTTGCCGAACCACCTAACGTGAGCCCGCCGGAGGCGGTCACGTTGAATGCCAGTCTTGATGTTGCCGAGCCGCCGAGCGTCAAGCCACCGTTGGCAGTGATCGTGTAGCTGGCCGAGCTGGTCGCGGTGCCAGCCAACGTTAAGCCACCGTTGGCGGTGATCGTGTACGCGCTCGAGATGCTGCCAGAGCCGGAAAGCGTGAGTCCACCCGAGCCGACCACGCTGAAGGCTGGAGCGGTTGAGACCGTCCCGCCCAGTACCAGGCCACCCGACCCGGTGATGCTGTACGCGGCCGAGCTGGTCGCGGTGCCTCCCAGTGTCAGGCCACCAGAGCCGGTGACTGAGTACGCCAGGCTAGCTGTCGCCGTACCTCCCAGGGTAAGCCCACCCGAGCCGGTGACGTTGTAGGTGACGCTGGTGACGAGCTGAGGCTGGAGCGGCCCAGGTGCGCGATACGTGGTGCGGCGGTCGGTACTGCTGCCCGGCTGAAATGGCCCCGGTGTAAGGTAGCTGGTGAGCGTTGCCACTTACGGCATCTCGAAAACAAAGGTTTGCGTCACGGCCGTGGAAGTGCTGACCAGTGTGAAGTCGTTGGTGCTGGCACTGGTGAACGGGCTTGCGCTTTCGGTGATCGCGGCGTGCTGGTAGCTCTCATACACCCCGTTGAGCTGGCCGCTTGTGATACTGTAGTAGTCTGGACCTATGATCCGACATCCCACAAAAGCCGTGTCCGTTACGTTTATTGCGTAACGTGAAATATTGGCAAAAATACAATAAGCCACTGTAAGATACTGAGCATTTATTCCGCTCAAATGGATGGCATCAGACGATGCTCCGCTGTTATAGAACGTACATCTGTAGAACTGAGATATCATTCCAATTTGAGTGCAATACACCAGATGCGAAGACGAGTTTCTAAACAGGCATTCATTGAAACTGCCGTTGTAAGCCATATTTACGTTATATAGACCACCTTGAAACACGCACTGATTAAATGTCGGCTGATTGTTATTGGTGTTACAGTTGACTAAGGCAACTGTTGTTGACGTAGTAGTAAAATAGCACGCCCACGCATTAAAGCCTGGAGCAGTTCCAGAGATCGTAATCGCCGAGTTGGTCGCCGTGACCCGACAACGAGTCATCATTACGCCTAACTCAGTCACAGGTATTAGAGGATTCGCGGTTCCCGTTGTCGTGATATCGATATTTTCTAATCGTGTGTAGCTTGGGATGATCAGATTCGCCGTACTGCTAAATGAAAATACGGGATGCGTGCCAGGGTTGGCGGCATTGTCCAAATCTCCAGGCGATGTCGCGTATCCTCGCCAGCATATAGGGCGAACGGATGCACCCGCAATTCCCCTTATGTTGCTGCCGCTAGGTAAAGTCAGCTGAGAACTGTTTGAATATGTTCCCGATTTTACATTAACCCGCACATTCAAAAATAGGAATGCTGACGTATAATAAGTTCCACCTACTGCTCCGCCTGCGTATGATCCTGCGGCTGATAGTCTGGTAATATTCAAAGATGCCCATGGACCGCCGATTCGCGCAGTAACAGCACCAGCCACCCCAGTAAATCCGGGATTTCCAGCACCGCTCAAATCTCCACTTCCAAAACAATTCGGAGGAGTAGAACTCTCGTAGTACAGGTCAATGGACGAACCTCCACCATTCACTTGATAAATCTGGCTGATATAACTTGTTACGGTATACCCGCCAGACGACAGGTATACGCTTGCCCATTGGCCAGCTGTAACACCGCTGAAGGGTGTGCCTGAACCAGCCGTTATTCTGCAAACGTATGTGGGTCCGGAAACCGCCACATTGTTTGCGCTGCATCCTGAAACTATAACAGGCGAACCGGACGACGATCCGCTGTTAAGGTCGTTTCCAGTTGATGCGTCCATGTAAAAGTCAACGTAGGCCACGAATCACCTCTTGGAGCCGTTAACCTGGATTGCCGAAACCAGTGGAGACGGAGGACTTCCCACGCCTGGAACCACGGTCGTTGTGATCGCAGTCTGGATTTGAGTAAGGCAAGCGTTAAAACCCAGAATTTGATTCCCGGTAATCGGCTGGCGCCCATCGGTGGTGTAGCCATCGGCGATGTTATTGGTTGGCCCTGCTGCCGTGATGACAGCGGCCAGGCCCTGAGCGGTGTAGTCGGCCTGGTAAGACGCGATCGACAATTCCACGTCTTTGATCTTGTCGGCCAGAGTACGAACTCGGCTGTTAGCCCAGTTCACAAGTTGCGGCGTTGCGGCGTCTGCCATGGTTCTGGTCCCTTGAATCATGTGAGGGTGACAATATTATTCGGGCAAAGGTAATGAGGCACGAACAAAACAGTCCTTTGCTTCCAACAACTTGCGCATTCCTGCTGTTTTTTCTGCCGATTCTGGCAAGTTGTCCATCTGTTCGGCCAATTCATAAACCAGTTGCGATACGAGTTGCAGGTGGTGTGGTAAGTGCTTGTATTCAAAAAACCGCATCAATGAATTTTCCATGGGTGGTCCTATCAGGTAAGGGTGACGACGGGTGTCACGTTCAAGCTGCTGGGGTTAGTAAGGCTGATGGCACTGGCAAACTTCTCAGCCCAGATCACCTTGGTCCCGCCTGAGTCGGTGATGTAGTAGCCGTAGATTGTCTGGGCACTGGTGGCCGAGAAGGTCTGAGCTGGGTAGCTGGCCGACGCAGGGGAGCTGCTGCTGGTGATCGTCCACGTCGAGCCACTTACAGACCTGGTGAGCGTGATGGCCGAGTACCCGGTGAAGGTGGCCTCGGTGTAGCTGCTGACGGTGTCGGCGTTGGTCGGCGTGTAGTTGTTGCTGTACAGCCTGAGCTTCCAGGTGCTGGCGTTGGTCAGGATGTCGGTGAGGAGCTGGCCTTCACCAGCGGCATTACTGAGCAGGGCCATGCGTGTGCGTCTCCAGTTTGTGTTGCTGGTTGTGTCACTTAATTTTCATCGGTCGATTCATGATGGCTTGGATGTCGCCGCGTTTTTCGTTGAGTGCTCGCTTGAGCCAGGGCCGGGCTTTCATCTTGCGAGTGCCCAACTCCAAAAATTTGCCATACAGGATGTTAGTTCCCACTCTGGCAATCAATGTTCCGTTGGCAGAGTAGGCGACCTCGTACGTCACGGAGCCACGCAGTACGCCAACTTGTTTGTGAGGTGGTTGGCCGGGCTTGCTCGGGAACGCGCCGTAGACTCGCTTGGCTCGTGAGCCTGACGGCGTGCGGATGATCTTGCCCGCCTTTACCAACGCGCGGATCTGCGTCCAGTGTAGTTCTGCCAACGTTGGTAGTCCTGTGGGTTGCGGGTCGCTGATCGCTGCGTGTTAGGTCGATCGACGGCGACGGCGCGAACGTGGTCGTTTCAGTTTTTTGGCGATGTTGCGGGTCGCTCGTTTGCTAATCTTGCCAACGCTTTTGTTGATGCGTTTGATGCGTTTGACGGTTGGTTTGCGGATCTTGGCCGTTACCTTACTGAGTCGCTGGCTGACGCGAGCCGCTTTTTTGCTGAGCCGTTTAGCCGTGCGTGAGATTTTCTTTGCACGCTTGGCATGCTTGGCGGCCACTCGTCGCTTGGGTGCGGCAACATGGTGCTCGTGTTCGGCCTTGTGAACCCCGGTGCCTTCCACACTCAGCAACTGTTTCGCGTGGTTCTGTACTGTGATTGCTGCTGCTGCCAACCGTTTGCCTAGCTCGGTCTGGATCAGCCGCATGGCCTCGTCGCCGTGCCACTCAAACGCACCGTTCCCGCCGCCCGGCATCACCGCACCTCTTGACAATCAAGCCGGTAGCAGACGCCCCGGCCCGCCCGATCGTTGGCAACGGCGAGCACGCTGAGTGTCCGTGAGCCCCACGTCACCAGGTCGCCCGCTTTGGCCCCTGGATCGCTGAGCAGGTAGACGCGATACGCTGTGTCGCCAAGCTCTTGCAGGTGTGCGTCACCGTCGCCACCCGCACCAGGCTGGACACTCGCCGGGTAGGTCTTGTCTGTGTAGTTGGGTGTTCTGACGCCTCGGTTGTTGGTGTAGCTGGCCACGCGAACCGTCACCGAGTTGGCCAGCAGGCAAGCACTGGGAGTTCTCACAGTCTGAGCCTCCGGTATGGTGC